TTAAGATTGACTTAATATAACTATTATTAAATGGCGTTATTGACATTATTCCAAAATCACTTTGGTCTTTTAAAGTATTCTTATGATCAGTCATCTTTACACCATCTTCTAAAATGTTAAATTCATCACCTAAATTACCATCATTAACAATAGTACTATTATCATACTCATCTAATAATTCCAATGAATTATAACTATCATCAAATATTATCGATTTTTCTTGTGATTTATCTGTAGGAATTTTATAATAAAAGAAAGATGGAATTATTACATCTTCTGTTTTAGTATTTAAATAATAATTAATAAAATAGTTGGAATTAATACTATTCATTTCTTTTACAAATGTATCTATGGTAGTTTTAAAGTCGAGTGGCTTACATGATTCTTGACATGTATTTTCTATATCTTTATTAATACTATTTAAATTTAATAAAATAGGATATATTATTGGTACAAGTTTTGTTAAATGATTACGATTATTATTTTTTTTATATGATGCAATAACATTTATCAAGTTAATCTTAGTATCTTGTCCAAATAATAGAGTAAAACATTTATGCAGTTGTTTATTCAAATCAACCCATATTTGATTAAATCCATCTTTTGATGACGGTCTAAATTGAACAACTTTATCAGCATCGACAACTCTAAAATAATTTTTGGGGTTTGTTTTATCTTCTCTCATTGAATTCTGAAACATCGCAATAGAGTCACTATCACTTGTAATAAATCCTAGAAAAGGCATTTTATTCGGTCGATTGCCAATAACAGTATTATTAAAATTATTTTGATTATTATCCTTATGGAAAAGATCTAAATTATTAGATGGGAAACATGATACAAAGTTTAATCCTAATATATATGATTCAGTAAATTTTTTAAGTAAATATTTTTTAGCCACATCGGCTATATCAAAACATTGTAAATATATTAATCTTCTACTTGGTAAAATATTATTTTCTAAATGATATAACATTTCAAATTTATCACCAAATAGTTTTTTTTCATCAGAATTATCAAAATCATTATTAATTATTATTTTATCTATAATTTGTTGTGATACATGTGGAACATTTACTCCAGGTGAATAATTATTACCATCTTGATAAATCAAATCTAAATTTTTTAAATATTTATTAATAGTGTCTGCAGCATTACTACTTTGTGTTTTTCTAATAATAAAAATAGTATCAACAACATGATTCTCAATTGGTTTCTGTTTCATTGAATCATATACCTTTGTCATTGCATAAACTAACCACTCTTTTTTATTAATATATTCAACAGTACCGGTTATCTTCTTAAGTTCTGTTTTAATAGCATCTGGAATTATATCACCTGGGTTAGTAAATATTTGATAACAAACCTTGGCTAATATAGCTGCTATTGTATTGTTGTTATCTAAATAGTTAATATTATTAATATTCATAACAAATTTATGTAATTCGTTAAATGATTCAGTTGAAAATAATATGTATATCCAATAAGCTAATCGGAGATTATGATCATTAGTCTTTTGATAAATAAGATGTATTAATGTTGTTTTCATTGCCTGAGTTAAAGATAATCTTCTATCAGAAGTATAATTAATACTGCCGGCAACATAATATAAAGCTTCAATAGGAATTCGTACTTGTAATCTAGATCCAGTTTTTTTATTTAATGATGTATTCATCATAAGATTATATATTTTAGGAATTTCTATACCACCACTATCATAGTTTTTATTATTATATTCAATTATACCTTTATCAATATCTGAAATATCATTGTATATCATATCCAAATTAGGAATATCGTACAGTTTGGAAGAGATATATTTACTTGTATTTTTAAACTCCTTGCTTGGCTCTCCTAGAGGTGTTTGATCATATAAACATTTTAATGAAAATTTTGTATTTTCACTCTCATCGTAAAATATTTTTGACACATCTTGTAAATCCATATGAGAATGACTAATATCTAACTTTCGAGCTCCTCCAATAAATGTTTTAGTAGTATAATTAATATAATTATCAGCAGAATCAACACAATATTGATATTTATCTTTATTGATTAATTTATTATTATTTTCATGAAACTCATTATTTGATGGATCGAAAAGTAACCTATTGCCATCTTTATAAATTTTATCGTACTTATTTTTGTAATCTTGTGGTGGATTGTTAAAAATATTTCCGATATCTGTTGTTATATAGTTAATACTATTTTCTATATTTTCTGCACATTTATCTTTAACACTTTTAAAATCTTTTATAATTGTTTGGTCTGTATAGTTAATATCAATATCATTTATTTTTTTAAAGTTACCCCATTTATTAGTTATAATAGTTTGAATTTTATTATATAATGGTAATACAACATCTTTATATTTTTTTAAATCATCTGCAGAATTAGCATCATTTGTTTTTTTATAATAGACAGATGTAACATTTGCCAATTCATCTGTTGTAACAAATGATTTAAGAATAGTTTTACTAATTGCTTTTATTCCACTATTATCACTTATATCATTCCAAATATTTTTTTCGATGGTAGCCATTGATAAATCACTGATTTCTGTTTTATAGGAATCAGTATGTGGTATTAAATCATTAATAAAAGCTGGTTTATATGGTTTAATTTGACCATTTAGATAATAATGAAAAGGTGTATTTCCAAGATTATCTGCAAAGTTAGGGTTAACTTTAATTTCTAACAGATATTTAATAATATCTGGATATTGTTTTAAGCATGCTAAATGCAATGGTGTAATATTATCTTTATTTGGGGAGTCTGGGTTAACATTATTATTAACTAAAAATTTAATAACATTTAATCTATTATTTTCGTTCTTTTCAACTGTGTCATTACTAATTACTTTATGAATTAGAGTATCTCCATTCTCGTTAATAACGCCTAATGGTAACTGATGCATTGTAGCAATATTTCTTAACTCATTTGTATCCATGTCTATTACTGATTGAAACAATAATTCTATTTTATGTTTATCTATTTGTACAATATCTCTATAATTTGTAAATTCTCTATTGAAAAATCTATTTGACATATATTTAAGATTGAGATAAAATATTAATGTTTTTTTGATATTTACTTAAAACTATTTAGTTTAGATATAGTAATAATGTATAATTCATCATATAAATATGGACCTCCACCAATTATAAATTCAATGCAAACACGGATAGTCAAAAGTGATGATGTAATTGCAACTGCAATACCTGCAAGTTTAATTTCGGCTGTTTTAAATGAAAGTCTAGAATCAGGAGATGTCAATTTTGATAATGTAGAATTAAATCTAGATAATGCAATTGGTTCAACTACAACAGTAGTAAATTTAAATGTAAATACGATAAATACAACCGAATCATATATTCGTGTTTTAAAAGATATTCGCATAGAAGGTAAAATGTTATTTAGTTCAAGTGATGCAATAGATGAAGATTATGTAGCTGATATAAAAGGTTCTATGAATGTGACCGGTATAAAAACAAATATTGATACAGATCAATTATTAATAAAAGATAATTGTATTAGTATAGGTACCAATAATGAAAGTTTAGATAATTTTGTGAATGGTTTATATTTTCCAAAAAAGGATCAATATTTAGGCGAAGGTAGTTCTATAGATAAGATAAGTATGTTGTCAATACCATATGGTACATTTTCAAATAATTTATTTAGTGTTCAACAGACTGTTTCAAAAAGATTTGAAGATAACAAATCAAGTATTCGTTTTTCGTATATAGTATCGGATTATGATTTTAATACAAAAAAAACAAGTGAAAATGAAATAACTTTAGAAGAACAAACATATGTTAATTCATTAAATAATATAACAAATGAAAGTAGTTCATTTTATGTAAATATTGAATCACATAATATAACATTACATGGTGGAAATATAATATCAGGAATGAATAAAGATTTAAATTTTTATTTAACAACTCAATCTAATGTTGAAGATAATTTTTTAAGTTTAAATTTGGACGATGACCGTATTAATATTAATAAACCAATTAATTTTACATTTAATGATGCAAATATTTTAACTACTAGAGATCTACATTTTAAAAGTAATTCGAGTCTTTCTACCGAATATTTTCAAATGGGTGAAACTGCAAATTCAACTTTTAAAAGTTTAAATTTTTTTAATAATGGAAATGGGAATGCTAATTTAATATTTGGTGGATCGGATAACAATACACAAAATACATTTGGTATATATCATAAACAATCTGGACCTGATAAATTAAATATACTTATAGATTCAACTAGTACAAACACAAATAGAATTGAAATGTATTCAAGACTTGTGGTACTAGGAAAAACAGCAAATTATCCGTCAATGACTATTAAAAATGAAATAGATAAAATTCCTGGCAATATATCACCAGAATCGCGAATATATTACCAACAAAAGACTCTATCTGCAACCCCACTAAATGCTACTCCGAATGATATAGATTTTAATTTTACAAATACATATGAACCAACTGCGACTGATATAATATTTACAGGATATATAACAATATCTAATACAAGTGCAAATCAACATCTTCATGTAAGAATAGAAGGTTCACATCATTTACACGGTTCAATACAAGAATCAAATATTATAATTATATCAAAAAAAGATATTGAATTAGCGAATAGTTCAAATGTAAATACAGGAGATATAGTTATTATACCAACGCCAACTATATCTTCAGGTAATTTTACAGGTGATTTTGAACTAAAAATAGAAAATAGATTAAATACTAGTTTTAAAGTAATGGTAAAACTAGAAATAATATCAAATTAATTTATTGAAAATAATCTTCATAGCACTTGCACGATCCTCTACATTCAGATTTTTCACATCCTACTTTTGGACATTTACCACCTATAGCACATGTATTTTTCTTTACTAAGAAAGCTCTTTCTCTATTAATAATAGTGTTTCCATTTTTTTGTAAGAAAACTCTGTAGTCATTTGAAGATTGAATTTTATTAACATGTCTAATATATTGATTTAAAACATCACTATCAACCCAACTAGTTAAAAAACGCCCATCGGACATTAAAGGTGGGCATCCAAATTTAGAATAACGGTTATTCATTTATATACTATTAGAGATAATTTAAAATTAATACGGTTATAATTCTTATATAGTTTTTTATAATATAATAATTTTCTTATATTAAAATTATTATATTATAAAAATAAAGCGATATACAATTTATGTATATTTATATTATTAATTAGTATTATAAATATTAATAATTTCTTTAGAAAGATCATTTTTAGTTTTTTTCTTGCCATTGGAATTTAATTCAATGTTTAATGATTCTGCAATACATTGTAATTCATTTAATTTATGTTTCATTAAATCACTAACTGTCTGTTTAACTGGTTCAATATTTATATTTTCAATGCTACAAGTTTCAAAATTTAGAGTTTCAGGGACATCTATTTCTATACTTTGATTACTATCATTCTTAATTACATATTCGCAACTATTATCTGATACATTTAATAATGTTTTATTATTAATATTATCAGATGTTTCAATTTCAGAACTATTATCAATGCTATAATTTTCAATAATATCTTCTTCATTGTCATTTGAATAAATTGCTAAATGTTCACATGGCGTTGATTCATCTTCTATTTCGGTTTCAAGTTCGTATACACGATTTTCTTCATTTATTGTAGGTAATGGTATTTGCAAAATAATTTCTTCATTATTTGTTTGAGGTAATGGAATTTGAAAAATAGGTTTTTCATTATTTGTTTGAGGTAATGGGATTTGAAAATTTTGTTTTTCTTTGGAAGAATTTGATAAAACTTTAGTTTGTTTATCAGATATACTTTTTTTGTTTATATTATCAACTGTATCTTCTAATTTATTAATTTTTTTTCTTAAGTCAATAATTTCTCTAAACATAAAATAAACAACTAATGTCAATCCAAGCAAGATTAGAAATTTATAGTCAAATAATTTCATTATATTATAATATTAGATTCCTTCTAACTTTTAAACCAATTAATTTTAATAATTTTTATATAAAAATTATTAATGCGTTAAAATTTTATTTATTGAATAGATTAGACATTTTTGTATATAAAAGAAGATAAAATTTGTAGAAATATATTAGATTTGCAAAGCAAAAAGAAAAGTATTTTTAGTTGGATATTATTTTCTAGAAGAAACACATTTATAAGGCGAAGAAAAATTAATAAAATAGTTGCAAAAGAAGTTAAATAGGTAGTAAATATATAGTTTTTTAAATTTATATTATAAATAAAAAATATGTTAGTATTTATAATATGAAATTAATTTATTTATTTTTAATTATTTGCATTATATTGTATTTCTATAAAAGAAAGGAATTATATACAAATGTATATGCACAACCAAAGTATATTAAAAAAGATATATTACATGGCTTAGAAATAATGGATAAAATTTTTAATTCACATAAGATTTATTATACAATTGGTTATGGTACATTACTAGGTGCTGTAAGACATCACGATATGATTGAATGGGATGATGATGCAGATATACATATTTTAAAAGAAGATATTAATAAAATAATGAGTCTTAAAGATGAATTTGCAAAATATGGAATTATACTAGAACAAGAATGGAAATTATTAAAATTATATTTCAATGATAAAAAATATCCATTTATTGATTTATTTCCAATTGGAAATGACTCGGGAAAAACTAGAAGATGTATACCATCTACTTTATCTAATCCAAAAAAATGTACTCAAATATACCAAAAATGGTGGACAAGTTGGTATGGGTTTCCCTATAATTGGATAATTAACCGAAAAAAGCTAAAATTTGGACAATTAAAATTATGGGCTCCTGTGAAATATTTAGAACTTTTAAAATTTTGGTATGGAAAAAAATGTTTAACCGAATGTTATACAAGTAATTTTGATCATATTACAGGGCGATATATAAAACCAAAATTAATAAAATGTTTAAATTTACCTAAACCACAAATATACTAATAATTTTTTCTAAATTATATATATATATATATATGATTGCAGAAGAATCGAAAAAATTATTTAGAAAAAATATAACTAAGACAGCTACAGTTGCTATAATAGGAATACTTATTAAAAAATATCTATTAAAAATAGGTTCCATTGAATTTGATAATGAATGGTTAATAAATACAATTGCAATAATAGTTGGTTTTGGTATTCATGATTTATTTGTATATAAATTAAACTATTTATTTAATTTTAAAGGTGAAAAAAAGAGAGCTAAAGTTACTGCAGTAAGAGATGTATTATCTTTTGGCACAATGTTAATATCAAAGGAGATTATTCTTTCTTTTATTAATAACGAATCAATAAATATAAATAAACTATTCCCAATTGGGTTAACTTTATGTGGATATATTATATATGATATGTATATTTCTGAAAAAATAAAACCAAAAATGGATTATAATACTAAATGGGTATCAACATTTGAAGATACAATGAAAACTACAATGGCATTTTTAATTAGCGATTTTATACCAGATCAAGATATTGAACTCTCCAATTTACCATTTTTATTTAGTTTATTAATAGCAGTGCCATTCTTTAATATAGTAACAGGTCCTCTTGTTATGAACTGATCAGTTTTTCATGCTTAATTTTACACCTTTGCACATTTATTAGTAATAATGTAAAAGGGAAAAATAGTTAGTTCACATCTTTAATTAAATATTAAAGATGTGAAATTATAATTTAATTTTTGTTTTAAAATTAAAATGCTAAATTAAATATAATGCCAGGAGGTTTACTCCAAATAGCTAGTTCAGGAATACAAGATATTTATTTAACTAAAACCCCTGAAATAACATTTTTTAAAAAAGTATATAGAAGACATACGAACTTTTCGTCTGAGACTATCGAAATTAATATTGAACAATTTCCTAATTATGGTGATGAATTTTTTATTAATATACCAAAATTTGGTGATTTAGTTTATAGATCATTCTTTAAAGTGGAAATTCCATTATTAAATTTTGATGATAGTTATATTAAAAATATAGAATATCAAAATATTAAAAATAATATTATAAAAAATTTAACAAATGAAATGAATACATGGAAAACTGAATATGACACACTTGTACAATTTTCTAATATTCAAATAATTTTTTATCAAAAAATTTTATTATTATTAAGATCGCAAGATGTTACTTATCAAAATGTTAATAATGAAACATTAACTTTAAGAAATTCATATAATCAAAATTTAAAAAAAACTATATTTAAAATTGATGAAGATATATATGATAAAATTGATATTATCAGTTATATTATTAACTTTGATAGAACATTTGGTACTAGCGATGATGAATTAAATAATATAATTACTTATGAAACATTTCTGAAAAATATTAATATTTTATATAAAAATAACATAAAACAATTAGAATATTACTTTAGTAACTATAATTATCATAAATCTAAATTAGATGAAATTAATACAGGAAATATTGATTATGCTTGGATTAAAAATTTAGGACATTATTATTTTACAAATTATAATATAGAAATAGATGGACAATTAGTAGAAAATTATACGAGTGATTATTTAAATATTTATAATTCACATAACATTCAAGAACACATGTTAAAAAATTACAATGAAATGATTGGTAATGTAAAATCAATAAATGAATTTAATAGTACTAAAGAAAACTATGAATTAATTATTCCTTTAATATTTTGGTTTAATCGAAATTCATCAAATGCATTACCATTAGTTGCCATGAAACATAGCCAAGCAACTATAAATGTAAAATTAAATGACTTAAATAATATTATTTATTTTAATGATTTCAAAAAAGAATATGATAATATTCTAAAATATGAAATGCCATATAAAGATCATCAGTTAAATAATAATCATATTAAATCTTTATCATATACTAATACAAATATAAATGAATCGGATATATCTAAAGTAGATTATAAACCAAAAGAACGATTATATATTTATAATTTTAAAAATATTACAAAAGAGCTATTAAAACTCAAATTTAAAAACCTAAGTTCAAGCGATATTGATGTTTTATTTACTAATTACAGTTCCAATGGTATTATGCTTTCATACGATGATTGGATTAATTTTAGAATTAATTCGATAAATACAAATAATGACATTATTAAAAAAGTTTGTAAAAATATAAATTTATATCAAAGTCCTCATTTTGAAGATTTAAATACACTTGTTGGTAAAATTGCTAAACCAAAAATTAAATTTTATACTGAATATATATATTTAGATGAAATAGAACGATTCAAATTTGCTCAGAATGATGTAGAATATATAATAAATCTACCGAATCAAATTACTACAGATATTGGTAATACAGAGTATTTTTCTACAGATATTGATATATTAAAACCAACAAAAGATGCATTTTGGACACTTATACCCAAAGTAAATAAAAATGGATTAAGTAAATATAGTTATAAAAATCCTTCTATAATTAATAAATGTTATTATATGGATCAAAAAATTATTAAAGAACTAAAATTTGCAGTTCAAGATATGAATATTATTGATTTTAAAATTGGTGAAAACTTTTACATGTTTGTAAATAAATATAATAAATTAAATTCTAGTTCTGATAATAGTTATTATATACCATTTTCATTATATCCGGAAGAAGCTCAACCTAGCGGTAGTGTTAATTTTTCAATAATTAAAGGGAAAAACATTCAAATAAATTTATATAAAGAATTTATTGAAACATATTTTAATTCCAAAATTAATAAAAATTTACAGGATATTGAATTAATATTTATTAATCGAAGTTATAATCTTCTTAAATTTGAAAAAGGAAAAGGTGGATTGATCTTTTATTAATCTATCATAAAATGAATATCTTCCGAATCATTATCAGAATATACTTGATTGCAGTTTATATAAATAGGTTTTGGTGCTATTATTTGCTTAATTTTAGTATCATATATTATTAGAAGATCATATATATTAATAATTAATTTTAGATATTTCTCGACTTTAACATAATAGTAAATAATAAATTTAATTTTATTCTCGGTTGTTAAGCTATCAAAATCTTCTTCTGATATTAATTTTATATTATTCTTATTAAAAAAATCAGTACCAAATATATTTATACTTTCATTTAATCTATGTTTTACATGCGAATAGATAATATCATTATTTTTAAATTTTAATTGAGAAACAAACTTTGTTACTCCATTAAAACCAGTAAAACTAGAATCAAAATGAGCCCTAAATACCAATAATAACCTTTCAAGTTCTGCTTTTTGTGAGTAAAAATCTTTTTCCCAAAAAATAGGATTTACATATGTTTCTTTAAATTTAAATATAATTTGGATAAATAAATGTTTTTTAAATATTGACGAATAAAAATCATTAATCATTTTATGTGTTATTACAAAACTTTCATCTAATGAACTAAATAGAAAAAATAAAGGATATTCTAATGATAGATCAGTTTGATTTTTTAAAAAGAATCTTATTATTAAACTCAAATGATAGTCTTCTATTTTAGATTGATTCCTTAAAATATTATAAATAAATGTTAGTGGAAATTTAAGATCTCTCAATTGATTATCTATTGTTGTCCAATTTATATTTTTTTTTTTCATATATACATAATTATATATATTATTCATCTACTAAACTTATATTTGTTATAAAATTTGCACATTTTACTGCAAAACTTATTGTTCTATTTAGTCCAGCTCCCACTATAAAATGACTGTGAAAAATAGTATCACCTGCACCTATATATAAAAAGTTATGATCATCGTAAGTAACAACTTTTGATATAGATATACTATGTCTCAAATATGTATTAAATATCTCAAAGTTATAAATTAAAGATTCTTGATTATTTTCTACAGATGTATACTTTAATATACTATTATAAACAAAATTTCTAACATAATTATCTTTAATCTTTTTACATATTGTTATTACATCCTCTCTTATAAAATATTTATTTTTTAAATTTATAAATAGTTTTAAATCACTATAATTATTTATATCAATGTCAATCTTTAATCTAAATATTAATTTACCATCATTTTTATCTAAAATTATTAAACTTGCATAATAATAATTTTTTAGAAAAGTTTTTTTATCAATTTTTGGTATATCTAATGTAACTAAATTCTTTTCCACATCTATATTTAATTTTGGAAATTTTGTTATTCTATTTTTAAAAACATCTAACCATGATGTATCAACATTTTTAGTTTTTGAATTATTAAATATAGGTGGATTTAATCTACTCCCTGTACAATCAAACATAATATCTATCTTTCCATTCTTCATATATTTACAATATTCATCCCAAGAATTTTCTTCAAATATAAAAGGAATATTATATACGTAATATGCTAATGTAAATAACACATATTCAATTATATAAATATTTATCATTAAACTATTATCATTATTATTTATCCATGTATAAATTCTTGGTAATAAATAAGAAAAAAATGATGAATTAAATGCAAATGGTCTATATCTTGTATATGGTTTTTTAATACCTTTCTTTTCAATTCTATTATCAAAAATTATTATATTTACCTTTGTGTTATTATGTAATCCATATGATAAATTATAATACTTGTAAATATAACAAGCTAGAAATAAACCAATTGGACCAGCTCCAATTATAGCTACGTTTACATATTTTGATTTATTACATATTTTTAATAATTTGTCTACATTTTCTACATTTGAAGGAATATTCATAAAGTATAAAGTATTTACAAGTTCTTTTATTTTATTAAAATTATTAGATCTATTTATTTCGATTGATAAATCTTTTAAAATATCTAGATTAATATCGGTCTTTGTAAACTGATATTTTTTATCTGATATATTAAATTCATTTGGTATTGTTATACTTGGATCATAATTAATTTCATATTTTAATTTTTTTTCCATAGATTTTTTAAATTCATTGTGTAATTCATTTACCTTGTTTAAATCATTGTAAAATGGATGATTTTCCATCAAAAATAACCTCTTAAATAAAATATTAATATTCTCTGATATTCTTTCTAATTCTTTATATTTATTCATTAATAATATAAACTATATTATTAATAATCTATTAAAATTATTATTAAATAGATATAGTATTAACATCTACACTATAATCAATAGGTACACTATAATCAATAGGTACACTATAATCAATAGGTACACTATACCCACTTGCTTTATAATGTCCATTGCCTCCATATTTATGTGCTAATAAATCTACTCGAATATCTTCCTGTAGACTTCTTAATGAATACACATAACTGTCGCTCTTTATGTATTTTAATCTTAATACTTCACTCATTGGATACTTTAATTCAATTAATTCTTGTAAATATTTAGTCAAATGATATTTAGTCATTGGAACTTCAATTACTTGTAAATTTTGACCCTTAATATCAGTATCTGTACATTCTTCAACATACTTTAGTAAATCTAGACATTCCGTTTTCATTTTTAATATTGATTCATTTCCTATTTTAATTATAGAATTAACAGTATCATCATCTACATTAAGAATTTTTGAATAGATATCTAATCTACAATCAGAAGTCATGTTGTTATTAATATTATAATAAAGATTATAGCCAGATGTAAATGGTTCAGTATTTTTATCATCCCATACCCAAATGTCTCTATTACCAATATGTTTTACTGATATTGGATATGTACATATTGAATGAAAATAATCCCATGTTAATTGACAACCTGATTTATTATTATCAAATATAATTTTAATTTTTGGATTATATTCATCAAATATTTTATTAGAACTATTTAATTTAGTAGAACTATTAAATTCTTCAAATTGTTCAATAAATTTCTCACATGGTGATTTGTGATGATCAATAACAGTTACATTTTGTACAGTATCAACAATACTTTCTATAATAGAAAATTCAGGACAATAATCTAAAAAATATACTTCTGGAAAATTAGTTTTTTTAATTGTTTCTTTAATTATCTCAATGTTCTTATCTTTTGATTCATGTAACCATGGAATAAAAATTGTATTTTTATGAACACTCTTAAATATAGCAGCAGATAATTCGCCATCCGGACATGGATAGTGATAAATTGCAATAAAATTTGTAGTTTTTGAAGGCATTATTAATATTACACTTGTAATAAATAAAATAATATATCAAATTTTATTTAACTTTAGTGAAATTATTGTTGCACTCTCTAACATTGTAAAGTAAAAGTCATAATCTATTTTTAGTAATAATATTTAATTGGAACGCAAAATAAAAATATGATATCTACATTAACTAGGTTCTAAATGAAATTATACAATAAACTATATTAAAAGAACTATTTCTTATATTACTATAAGGTATGTTAACCTTCCACTACATTATTTGTGATGTTGCAAAAAAAGATAAATACCATGTAAAAAAATTAATTTTTATTGGTGATAAGTTAGAAAAGTCAGAAGAATATTATATGAATATAAATCAAGTTTCATCTATTAAAAACGAAACACTGGAAACTAATTATACAATAATTAATGATTCTAAAATAGATATTGATACATTTTTAAAAAATATAAATTTATTTAAAAAATAATAATAAACGAATGAGTAGGCTATATACAAAATTGGTATAAGCAAATACTGATATATATATTAATGAATATTAACACTATATCAAATAAATTAAACATTAGTTATTATCAAAATATAATAGAACATTGTAAAAAAACAAATATTAAATATGATTTTTTTACAAACCAATTAAAAAAAGAAACAGATATTGACGAATTATATACTGAAAATGAAAAAATTTTGTCACAAGGTGATAATGATGCATCATCTGAAGTTAAAGAAGTTATTTATTCTGATGATTATCTATATAAAAAACCATGGATTAAATTATCACCTGTTCATAAAATTATTAAAATAAAAGAGTTTATTTCAAAACTACTTATTGAAGATATAGATGCTAAAGATAAATTAAAGAATGATTTAATAAAACTTGTACATGCAAAAATTTTAACAAAAAAGGATAAAGTAAAATATGATACAAATAATGGGCGAATAATATCAATACCTATTTTATCATTTAAAAACGGTAAATATTTAATCGATAAATAAAAATGATTATACAAGTACTAATTATATTTTTGTCATAATTGAACAAAAATATAATTAAAAATTGATTTATTGACTAATAAACTATTAGTTGTATACTAATATAATGAATTTTGGAAGATTGTCTGATATAATTAAAGATGTTCAAAAAGAACTAACTTTAATAATGAAAACAAATAATATACAAGAAAATCAATTATTTGATAAAACAAATATTAACAAGTATATTAGTAGTATTTATACTAATATTAAAAATAAGTATCCGGAATTAACATATACTGATTTGCAAAATATATCTACTCGAATTTTTACACCTAAGTTTGTATATAATCAAACTCTTGATTTTTCTAATGGAAAAAATTGTTTTCGAGAACTTGATAAAAAATTTGTAATTGATGAAATTTATACAAAAAATATTAAAGTTCCTAAAAAATATAAAAAACTTGAAGAACACTTTCAAACATTATTTCATACACCACAACCGGAACAAAGAACACCTGCATGGTATGAATTTAGACATTTGCGGGTTACCGCATCAGATACTGCAACTTGTGTTGATTTGAATCCATATGAACCATATGAAAATTTTATTGTTAAAAAGTGTGATCCAGATTATCCATTTTTTGATAATATGCATTGCCATCATGGAAAAAAATATGAACAAATTGCTACAATGGTTTATGAACATATATATAATAATAAAGTAACTGAATTTGGTTGTTTACCTAGTATTGAATTTCCAATGTTAGCAGCTTCACCCGATGGTATTTGTTCGAAATCAACATTAGATGGACAATTTTCTGATAGACTTGGTACTATGCTTGAAATTAAATGCCCTATCACAAGAGCTATTTCTACAAAAGGTAAAATATGTGGTACCATTTGTCCTTTCTATTATTATTGTCAAATTCAACAACAGTTACTTTGTTGTGATCTTGACAAGTGCGATTTCTGGCAATGTAAACTATTGGAATATGAAAACAGAGAAGAATATCTAAATGATACTAAATTTAAATCAACGTTTGCTGAAGGAGATAAAGGTATTGAAAAAGATATTAATCCACTAATAACAAGAGGGTGTCTATTACAATTCTTACCATATAAATATAAATTAGACCCTGCTAATAAAGATGATTGTCATGAATTTAGAGCAAAATTTATATATCCGCCTAGATTAGATTATACATTAGAAGAGTACGATAACTGGTGTGTTACTGCTATTTGTAATTGGAAGATAGAAAATCCAGAAATGGCTGAAACATATTATTTTGATAAAATTATATATTGGAGATTACCTTTGTGTCATAATGTAGAAATTAAAAAAGACAAAGAATGGTTTATGGAAAAAATATATTCAGTATTAATTAAAACATGGGAATTAGTTCAATATTATAGAACTCATTTAAATGAAGTTGAACATTTGAAAAAAATAGTAAATAAAAGAAAAAGATTTTATAGATATGATACTAAATTTCAACTAAATAAAGGACAGAACGGTACTGATTTAGTTAAAAATAAAATGTTATTTTTAAATGATATTAAACTTACAGATAGTAATGAAGATGATGGTGGAGATGAAGAAAATTGTGATTTTATTGATTAAACAATAATTGATTTTACTTTATGATATTTACAATCTAATCTATTACACATAGTTCCTTTTTTTAAACCTGTCTTAATTAAGACTTTACATGTGTCTTGTTTTGTAATAATTACTTCAGTTGGTACAATAATTGCTTTTTTATGATAGAAACAGTTTGGTCTATTGCATGATTTTCCTTTATTAATTCCTTTTGTTAATATGGTTTGACATATTTCACTTGGTTTATTTTCTTGTAATTTAGTTTTCTTATCACAATATGGGCATTTAATTACACTTTCTGATTTACTACTATTTATGCAGTTTGAATGGTAATAATGATTACATTTTAATTTGACTAAATTTTCCAATTTATCAGGAAAATGACAGATTAAACATTTCTCACCAGATACATTATTTAGCTCATTTACTAGTTTTAACAATTTATCATATTCTTTGGACATTCTTATTATTGTATATTGTGTTATATGTCTAAATATTAAAAAAAAATGATAAATTTAAAGCTTTATACTAATATCTATACTATAATGTCTAACAAAATACATGATTATGTAGTTAATATTAAAAGTTTTCAAATGTATCTTGATAATATACTAGTATCTATAGATGATGATAGATATCACGAACCATCTATTAAAAAACTATCAGAAACGATTACCCAATATTATTCAATAGTTAATGGTGATTATGACGAAGACGTAGATGATCAAATTGAAATAATAGAATCAGATAATTCAGATAATTCTATTACATCAGTTAAAAAAAATGATTCCGATAGTGATTCATCAAATAGTGATTCAGATAGTGATTCAGATAGTGATTCATCAAGTAGTGATTCATCAAGTAGTGATTCAGAAATTGATTCGCTATTTTTAAGTAGTAAAAAAGATAAACCAAAAGATAAATATTTAGACGAATTTATAAATCAATCTGTCGATAATACTAATATCAAATTATATCAGATGAAACCTGAATACCAATATAATTTAGAAAATTTTTTAACAACAAGTCAAAATTATTAAATCTCAGTATTAATAATGGACTCATTTATTTTAAAAATTAATAGTTTTAAAAAGGATATTGAATTTGCAATAAAAAATAAATATTCTATTACCATTAATTATACAGATGAAATTAATTATGAAAATAATATTGTTTCATGGAAATACCCTCCTTATATTATTAAGAATTTTATAGCTGATAAAATTATATCTGAAATTAGTAATTATTTTAAAAATTTTGATAACTATTTAATTGTAATGCATTTTGAAGGGGATGATGTTATTCATAAAATTCCATTAAATTTACCTTATTATACATAGTATACACATAGTATATTATAAAGATATAATGTTATTATATTTAAATATAAATGTCTAATATTAATTTATCAAATAATTTAATTATTGATTCAGATGATGATATAATAGAAGAAGCATATAATATTGACACACCTTATAATATACAATTTAATATCGGGAGTATTTATATTAACTCAGTATATGATTCAGATAATGATATAATAGATGAAGCAAATATTGATTCCGATGATATAATAAATAATACATTAGAATCAACGATTTATTCCGATAATATAATAAATAATATATTAGAATCAACGATTGATACAAATATACTTCCTACTGAGAGTACTGTCGGAATAGGTCATTTTATTGAAATAATAGGTAGTCGCGATCAATTTTTTAATATTAATCGAAATAATTCTTACATTCAACAAAATAATATATCAGGAATAATAGATGCGGAAAATATGGAAGATATTAGAGTTACATTAGATGATACTGAATTTGATAGTATAAAGATTGAAGAATTACAAGAAGATTATGTAGATGCTGCTAAAGCAAAAGGACTAGCAGAAAGAGTGGTGCTTAAAAAGCACGCGCGCAGAAACGCGCTTATTCCAACTGTGACGGTGATTGGGTTAACCTTTGGCTTCTTGCTTCAAGGAACAGTTGTTGCTGAAATCATTTTCCGTTGGCCAGGCTTAGGGCGCTGGATGGCTTCTGCTGTTCTGCGCGGAGATCAGGCAACAATAATGACCTATGTAATGTTTACCAGTATTCTGTTTTTGATTGTAAATTTGGTTGTGGATATCATTTACGCAAATCTAGATCGCCGCGTCGTTTTAGGAGAGTAATATGACACAAGATTCACGTACTAATTCTATAGCAATTGAAGGCTTGAATGATTCAGCATTTAAGGTGCGCCTAAACCGTAATCTTGAAATCATTCAAAGTGTACTGGAAAACCCCACAACTGTTATAGGTTTGGTAATTGTTATTTTAATGTTGATGATGGCATTATTAGCGCCAGTAATTACTGAGCCAAATATGCCTGACCCTTATCAGATGCCGCGTGACTGGCAAGCAGCACGGTCCGCGCCTCTAACGCCAGGTCATGTCCTTGGTACAACTAATCGCGGTGGTGATGTGTTTTATGGCGTTGTTTGGGGGGCGAGAACATCTCTTA